GGACATAAAAGGATGTTAGGAGGCTGCTAGGCGCCTTCTGGGCGCTTAACAGCACGCTCCCGGTGCGCCTCCCAAGCCATCCCCATGCGCATATAGTACAACGCCTGAGCACTCATGCTGCGACACGACTCATCTGCGCGTAAGGCTAGCTCTTCACGAAAATCCTCCGTCACACGCAAGGTCATAAAGTGAGCCTTCAAAGCGGAGGCGGGGGCGGATACTTTGCTCATTTCACTTCTCCATTCAATGTTTTCAAATAGTTGTCAATACGCGCGCCTATCCAACGCACGTTCGGTACCGCCCATGAGTTACCAAGCGCCTTGTACCTCGGACCATCAGGCGAGGTAGGCTTGCCGCGCCACGGGATGTTGGTGTAGTTGTCGGGGAAACCCATCAGGCGCTCGTACTCAACTACGGTTGCTTTACGAACACCTCTTTCAGTGTTAATTAAAATCCCAACAAACCCATCTCTCCCACAACTAGGACCCTTGTGGTCGCGGTTCGTCAAAGTAGGGGCTACTTGCCCGCAAGATGTTTCAATATCGGATTGCTTATCTGATGGTTCTGGGCTCGGCGCAAGATCCCCTCGCAAGCCTTCTCGCTTAAGAAGAATCTTGGAGGGATTGAACCCGTCTCTAACACTTGCGATAACAACTTCTGTTTCTCTGGTTTTGCTTCTGAAATCATCCCAAAATCCAAAAACCCGTTCTCCTCGAAAAATCGGCTCATCCGCTTGTCTTGCATAATTCGTAAACTCCTTTGTCAGCGTTAAACACAATGATTCCAGCTTCAATAAGTGCGGACAGGCATCCCTCGATTGAGAGATGAACCAGCCTATGGTGTGAAGCATCTCTGCATAAATACAGATTTTCTGGTCGGTTATCTGTTTTAACTCCGTTAATGTGGTGAACGACTTCAGGATTCCGAAGAGATCGTCCAATTCGCTTTTCCATAACTGCTGTGTGCTCAAAAACAGGGAACGCCTTACCTTCTTTTCTTGAAAAACCGATAACTGTATATCCACGTCGTGACTTAAATTTACTTCCGTTTTTGTGCCAAGCCCATGACTTAATCCCCAATGTTCGCGCTCGGTTGCTGCATTCAGAAACGCTTCTGCTAAGTTCTGAAGCCACATCTGCAATAGTTCGTCCGACTGCACCGTAAAGCACTGCATCTTGCGCTGGAGTCCAACGCTCACACTTCTGCATCCTGCATCCAAGCCTTTTTGCGACTTTGCGGACACCATTGACAGACCTGTCAAGATGTTCTGCAATATCCCTAGCACTGCAATTGCCCCAGTTGTCAAGGATGTATTGCTTTTCGACTTCATTAAAAAACTGGCGTGTTGACATAATACATAAACCCTTTTTCTTCTTTGGGCAAGTCCAAAGAACTGTGCGTCCAATATATCACAGTTTACTGCATACCCCAAAGCAATTAGTTCATCCAAAAACTCGCAAAAGGACTTTCCTTTGTCTGCGGACAAAATACCTGGCACGTTTTCCCACACAATAAATCGCGGCCTTGTTACCTCTGCAATTTTCAAAAAAGAAAAGGTAAGTTGTCCCCTAGGGTCACTAACCCCTTCGCGTTTTCCTGCAACAGACCAGCTTTGACAAGGTGTGCCACCGCAAACCACGTCAATCTCCCCTAAGTCAGGCCATTCTCTAAACTTCGTCATGTCCCCCAAATTAGGCACGTCAGGATAATGATGCGCCAAAACAGCACTTGGGAACGGCTCAATCTCGGAAAATGCCACCGCCTCCCAACCAAGAGGTGCCCACGCCACGCTGGCCGCCTCGATGCCAGAACAGATGGACAGGAACTTTACAGAAGAAGCACTCATGCTCAATACTCCTGCAGAACTTCATCAAGGTTCGCGCGCAAACAAGACAGGAAGTTCGGCGTCACGTACTTCTCCCAGTCCGCACGCGCGCACCCTTGATGGTCAAACAGCTCGTAACGGTAGTCCAAGACACCACAGTCCTCCGCCTCAGGACGCACCAGTTCAATAATATCAACGCCCACTAAACAGGGCTGCTCATCATCCTCGGGGGTGCTCAACGTGAGCTTAAAAGTGTGGTCAAAATTGTGGTGAAAAATGTGGTCAAGCATAACGCTCTCCTTAAGAGAATTAGGGGGGAACCAAGACAAAAACAGTGGCAAAATCAAGCCTTGAAAGGTTACATAGTATACACACAATGTAACACAAAAAGAAGAGTTGGGGCACGGGCAAGAAATAGGGGGGAAATCGGGCAAAAATAGGGGGGAGGGCGGGGAGAGCCGCACGGATAAAGGGTCACGGGCCGCGGCTCGGGGTTTGGCAAAATTATTACGTTGAAATTTTGGGGAGCAGGATTATTACGTTAAGCAGTATATATATAAGGGTACTCCCCAGAGAAAAAAATGAAATTTTTTTTTTGAACAAAAAGTAACCGTAATGGTGTAATGACGTGAAGAGCTAGTGTTTATGCGGTTCTTTTATTACATAAAGTATTATTTAAGCGTGAGGGGTGATGTTTTTACGGGGTGCGCGCGCGGTCTCATTTTTTACTTTTTTTTTTTTTTTTCGTGGGAAGTACCCGTATATATAATTGAAGAATTGAAATGCCTGAAAGTACTTGAGGATTGTGTTTATGGTATTCTTGTGGGTACTTAAAAGGAGGGTTGAAATGCCTGCAAGAGACGAAGTCGTGGGGTTGGTTGGGATCACCCAAAGGGAGCATTTTATGCGCCGCAGTTCTACCAGTGGCCGAATCCGTTACCCGTTCAAAGCCATGATCCGCGGAGATTATTTCGTGGTTGAATTGGAGAAGGAAGCGCAGGGGGTCAGGAATGCGCTAAAGTCCTTTTATAAGCGCTATCCCACACGCCGGTTTACTGTTCGCCAAGGTGAAGAGGACTGGATTTGGATTGTTAGGAGGGTATAAACAATGACGTTGACAAAGGAACTGCGCAACGCGCGACGCAAGGCCGCGCGGTCGCTGCAAAAACCCCCCACGCTGCTTAAGAAGTCCGTGGCGCTGCGTTTGAGTGAACCCGTACCCAAGCCCAAGGGGGGTCGATTTAAAGCGCTCTCGGAGCGTGAATGGAAATTTGTCCATGAGTTGGTGTCCGGCGAAGGCCAGGTGACACTGAAAGAAGCGGCGCGGCGCGCGGGGTATAGTGATACATCGGCAGGCGTGATGGCCAGATCGTTGACCAATCCAGAGACGCATCCCCATGTTGTGGCGGCCATCCAGGAGTTTAGGCGTGAGTTGGCCGAGAAATACGGCACGACGTTCGAGCGGCACATGCGCGACATGCAGATGATTAGAGATCGCGCGCTCGAAGCGGGCAATTACGGCGCCGCGGTGGCCGCGGAATATCGGCGTGGCCAGGCCTTGGGCACCATCTACATTGATCGAAAAGAGATCCGGCACGGCACGATTGATAGCATGAGTAAAGAAGAGGTCATGCGTAAGCTGCAGGAAATCAAGCAGTTGTACGGGAGCTCGCCCGGCGGGGTGTTGGATATTGAGGTGAATCAGATTGATGAGGATACTTTGCTTGAAGAGGATGGTTCGATAGACGAGGGAAGTGATGCCGAGGTGAACCCGATAGACAACGAGGTAAGTGATGCCGATAAAACCGGAAGCCGCGCTCTGCAAAAAGTTAGGCGAAAATTTGCCGCGAGCCCAGATCACGCGGATCGAGAACCGGGTGAACCTCGGCATACCGGACCTGTTGATCGCTTTGGATTCGCCTTCGATTTTTTTGATGATGGAACTCAAAGTAGTGAAAACGGGACTAAAGATAAACCTTAGCCCGCATCAATATTCGTTTCACGTGAAACACGCGGGCATGGGGTGCCCGACTTTTATCTTGGTTCAATACTACCCGCCCGAGTCCTCTGGGGATAAACCCATGCTCAAGCTCTACAGGGGCGCCCAGGCGCTTTTTTTGTTTAATGACGGGGTAAAGGTGCCTCCCCTCGCCCAGTGGCCTGTCCGAGCGGTAAACTGGGCCGAGATGCGCGCGCTACTGGCCACCGCGGGGTAATAAAAAACCCCGACTCGCGGGGTTTGAGGTTACTTGTGTTTTTTGTCCTTGTTTATGAAGGCATGCACTAACCAAAAAAGTAGCAGGCGCGAAATTAGCTTAAACAGTCCGGGGTTTTTGGGGGTGGTTGTCATGCTGCGACAGTCTCCAGAATGTTCTGAAAGACAGGGTGTAGGCGCGGGAGGTAGGCTCCTATGTCGCACGGGAAGACTGAACGGAAGTACCCGCGCTCATCCATACTTCGCAGGGTAACCGTGTCACCGATGCTGTAGACGGTATAAGCGCGGTTCCTGACGTGCACAATGTCGCCGTGCTCTACTGGCTTGCCGTTTTTGTATTTCATTCTGTCACCTCAATTTCAAAATAATAAGAATAATCTAGCGTGTTGGAATCGTTTGGATCGTCGGGGTTTGCCAGGATAAACACGTTACAAAATACTTGATTCGGGTTTTCGTCGTCGATCCAAAAGCACAGTGAATAATTGCCCTTATGAGCCCATACCGTTTCGGGGTTCAATTCGTCGCGCACGTCGTTTAATGCGTCGAAAATTAATTGACTGTCGGGCATGTCAGAATCGGTGCGATCAAACTGTGAATCAGAGATAAAGTATTTCATTTTGATTTATCCAGTACGATGGTTAAAAAAGCGATAACCTTATCAGCATCAAAATGCGACGCGTCAGGGTTTTCTAGCAGTTCTAGCGCGCGCTCGCAGCCTAAACGAAGTGCGGCCATTTCAATAATTTCTAGGTGTGTCATGACGGTACCTTCTCAAGCGCGACATCTTCACAACCTTTGGCAAGCCATTTATTAAAAATCTTACGCGCGGGTGCTAATTCGTCACCCTCATAGACGGCCACGCCGTTAACCCAAACAATGTACATAATCATGCTGTCACCTCTTCTAGGTCGTAAATTTCAACTTCAACGTGTGCGCCGCTTACCGTGTCGTTAGTTTCTGCCCAATCCCACGCCATGTCTAAAGCTAAATCTTCGTCTTTTGCCTCGATTTCTATCGTTTTATAATATTTAGTAACGATCACTACTGAATATTTTTTCATTATTTAATACTCCATTCGTAAACGTAAGGTAACTCTTGTTTAATAGTTACTTTATCGCCGTTTGCGCCACACCCTATTGAGTCAATGATTTCTTGCAAAGCCTCGCCTAGCGCGTCAGGTTCGTAAAACTTAATTTCAATCGTTAACGTTTTCATTATTCGTAATCCTCAACAGTAAAATCTGCGTGTTTGCCAATGATTTGTTCACCCTGGCTAAAGTAAAAGAAAATTTCGTCATCATCTGCCCCGATGTCTAAACCTATCTTGCAGGTCGCGGTCAGGGGCGCATTATCGCCGTGCCAATAGCCATAAATAGTGATAGTCATTATTCAACCCTCAACACAAAATGGTCGCCGTTTGGATAGCCTGACTGCCAAGACTGTCCAACCTTGAGCGCGGTAATTACTTTAATTTCGTCAGGTTCATACCCCACGTCTTCGTGAAAAAAATCAAGCGTGTGACTGACAATGTGTTCGCCGCCATACCCTGCGCCCCAATAACATACGAATTTTTTCATGCTGTGCGCTCCTGAAGCCATTCATCAATTCTGTTTAACGCTGCGTTAACGTAATCTTGCTCTATCGCAGGGCTTGCAAAATGACGATTCTTTATATCGCCTAATTCGTAAACATCACAATGGTTTTCTAGCTCCTCTGTTGACGTACACGCTGCTAACGTAGGGTTAGCCAAAATCTCAGCTTTGATTGATTCAAGATACTCATTCATGTTAATTCCGCCATAACTTTTCATAATGTCGCCTCTTCGATAGCTTTTTTAATGTCGTCTAGATTGTTTGATTCTAAAAAAGTTAAATAATTGTCGTCATCATCAAGGTAATGCAAAACATAGCGCGCGCCTCCGCATTCGCGCTTGTTTTCGTCGGCGTACTCGCACCACAGTATTAAGCCGAATTCATCATTGATCAGCGACGGGCAAGTATTGTTATGCCATGAATTGTCAACAAAGCCAGTTAGCGTGGGCAGGGTTGCGTCATAGTCGGGAAATTCTTTTAAATAGTGGCTCATTTTTGCTTGCTCCAAAAATTTATGGCGTGTTCCGCTTTTTTAGTGCCCGATCCGTGCGCGGGAAAACCCACGATTACCTTACGATCCACACGGGCGCATAACTGACAAGTCGCGCAAGTGATGCCCTCGCGGATCGCAGCGGGGCAAATGACAATTGAGCGCCCTTGAGGCGTTGTCGTGTTAGTGGTTTGCGTTGAGGGTAAGACAACCACTACGGGCGCAATCTCAAGGGCGGCAAGTGTATCGGCGTGGGCGGGTGTGTTCGCGCTCAAATTGACTGTAAAGCCCCAATCATTTGAGCCTTTAATATATTTGGCGTTTTCACTTAGCGCAGGGTCGTGATGAGTGTAAGTAAACCCGCGTTTACCAATATTGGCAGCGACTAAATAACCCATCAAATGCCCATCAATACGCCCTTGCCCATCTTGAGGTAAATCACCCGCTTGGTTATGCCGCCATAATTGATCGGCGGGTAACGTAGAAATCGTATTACAAAAGGTAGCCCAATCGGTTCCCGCCGATCCGTTAGACACGCGATTCCATAAAAAATTCAAACCATAATTATCGGCGTAACATCCCGCCGATTGAAATGGGCAAGACGTGGGGCAAGTCGCGCGACTTGAAGTACTAACGGGTATTGCCCCTGTTTTCGCATTGGATGATTTAAGTGTGAGATGTACATTTACGTTGTTCATAATTTCTCGCTGTATAGTGTTAAAGAGTTGGCTACCTGCACACAATAGCACACAAATACCCACAATATAGCCAAAAAGCACTGTTTTTATTAATACAGTGAAAACCCCCGTATCACACTATAAAAACAGTGAAATTCACTAGTAAAAGATGAAACAGCAGCAGAAAATGCCGCAAAAACACTGTTTTGCTAAACTTGCCACGTGATCCGTGGCTTGTGTTTCGTGCTAATTTTCCCGTGTAACCTGGTGAGTGCTCCGTGGTCAGTGGTTAGTGTTTCACGTGAAACAATCCGTGATCCGTGGTTAGTGTTTCACGTGAAACAATCCGTGGTGCGTGGCAATTGTTTCACGTGAAACAATCCGTGATCCGTGATCCGTGATCCGTGATCCGTGATCCGTGATCCGTGATCCGTGGTTGCACCACGCCAGCCAGGCACCACGGCTCAGGGTTAACCCTCGGTCAGTGAGCGCTTACCCTCAGGGTACCTTGGGCAGTTCGGGTTTACCCTCGGTACGCGAGCACTCACTCCGCACAATGGCCCCCCCTTCGGCGTGGCGGCAGCTTAAGCCCTATTTCGCACAAAATATTAGCGCCGGATCGTAAACGACTAAGGCTCCTTTAGCCTCGATCCGTGATCCCTCCCCCTTGTTTAAATAAACGATTTCCCCAAAATTTTTTGCAAAATTTAAACGCAAATGACTTTTGTCTCTGCGCCTTGTCTCTGCGCCTTGTTTCTGACCCTTGATCCCTGCGCCGTGACCCTTGACCCCTTATTCTTGCTTGACGCTTCGTGGTGCATGATATTATTTACGCCATGAATAATATGCGCGGTGGTCATGGGGCGGAGTTAGAGGCTGAGAAGTTGCGCCTAGAGTTGCGTCTGCAGATGTTGGAGGCGCAGGACAAGGCGCGTACGCACTTTATTGATTTCGTGAAGTATGTTTGGCCGGCCGCGATTCTTGGTGAGCATCACCGGATCATGGCGGATGCGTTTGACAGGATTGCCAATGGGACGTTAAAGCGGTTGATTGTGAACATGCCGCCTCGTCACACAAAATCCGAGTTTGCGTCTTATCTTTTGCCTGCCTTTTTGATGGGCCGTGATCCGCGGACCAAGGCAATTGAGGCAACGCACAATGGCGAGTTAGCGGTGCGCTTTGGCAGGAAGGTACGAGATCTAATGGACACGGAGGTATACAAGGAGATTTTCCCTGGTGTTTTGCTCAAGCAGGATAGTAAGGCGGCGGGTCGTTGGGACACGAATAAGGGCGGTGAGTATTTTGCGGTGGGTGTGGGGGGCGCGATGACGGGTCGTGGCGCGGATGTCTTGGTGATTGATGACCCGCACTCGGAGCAGGATGCGATGAGTGATTTGGCCTTGGACAATGCGTGGGAGTGGTATAGCTCGGGTCCTCGCACGCGCTTGCAGCCGGGCGGAGCGATTGTGGTGGTTATGACGCGTTGGGGGACTAAGGATCTGACTGCTCGGTTATTAAAGTCACAACAGGGCAAGAATGCTGATCAGTGGGAGGTGATTGAGTTTCCTGCTATTTTGCCTAGTGGTCGAGCGCTGTGGCCCGAGTTCTGGAAGCTTGAGGAGTTAGAGGGGGTTCGTGCTTCTCTGTCCGTGCAAAAGTGGAATGCGATGTACCAGCAGCGCCCAACGGCCGACGAGGGTGCGATTCTCAAGCGCGAGTGGTGGCGCGTGTGGCAGCAAAGTGAGCCCCCGCCGGTGGAGTATATTATCCAGAGCTACGATACGGCGTACTCCAAGAAGGAGACGGCGGACTTTTCTGTCATTACGACGTGGGGTGTTTTTTACCCGACGATGGACGATGGGCCCAACATTATCTTGTTGGCCGTGAAGCGCGGTCGGTGGGACTTTCCTGAGCTCAAGCGGGTGGCGATTGCGGAGTACAAGTACTGGAATCCTGACAATGTGCTGATTGAGGCCAAGGCCACGGGAACTACGCTGCAGCAGGAGTTGCGCCGCGTGGGGATTCCTGTGACGATGTACGCGCCTGGTGGCAGACGAGCGGGGCAAGATAAGGTGTCCAGAGCCAACGCGGTGGCACCCATTTTGGAGGCGGGGATGGTGTGGGCGCCTGACGAGCACTGGGCCGAGGAGTTGGTAGAGGAGTGCGCGGCGTTCCCCAACGGGGACAATGACGACCAAGTGGACAGTACGGTACAGGCGTGGATGCGGTTTAGGACGGGCAATTTTATTGCGTTGGACTCTGACGAGGTTGAGGATAAAAACGCGACTACGGGGGTTGTACCGGAGTATTATTGAGGTATACAATCGGGGTAATTATTTCTGCAAGGATTGCCTGATGAACACTCGTTCGCGCCTGATGCTAGATGCGTTACGTCCTTCGATGCCTGTGCCCATGGGTTATGCAGAGGGCGGTTTGGTGGATGAGACGGCGGCGTTGGCACCGCTTTCCACGGCGCAAGACCCGCTGTCCACGGCACCTAATCCTTTTGCTCCTGCCCCACTTAGACCTACTTATGGTGCGTTAAACAGGGACATTGCTGGTCTTCGGGAACAGCGCCCGATGTTTGGGTCAATTGTGCCTGGGGGGACCAATCCGATGATGCCCACCTCACCGATGGCACCTCGCCCGATGTTTGGGTCGACGGGTTCAAGCGATTATAATTTTGTGGCGCCCGTGCCCCAAGTTCGTACGCCCACGGCAGCGGACAGGGAGACCAATGATTTCTACGCGCGTCAGGCGCAGTTAGCCGAATCCATTCGTGCAGCGGACAGTGCGCAGAGGCGCGCGACGATGGATGCTATTGCGCAGCAGCAGTTTGAGGCAAGAATGCAGGCAGACCTTCTGTCGCCCTCTAATTACGCGCGTAGCGGGGGCGGTGGCAGTGCGGCTGTTCCTGTCGCGGGGTCCGCGGGCGCTGTTGCTGGTGCAACCACCTCAGACATTAACCGTTTGTACAGGGAGCTGTTGGGGCGCGATGCGGACCCAACAGGACTTGCAGCGAACAAGGGTGCTTCTCTTGAGGTCATTCGTAGAAGCATCATGAATTCTGCTGAGTATAAAGCTAAGAATCCTGGTGCTGCTCCTGCGAGCGGTGGGACAAGCGGTGGTGCGGGCGCGGACGTTATTACGCAACTCTACAGAGAGCTACTAGGGCGTGCACCTGACCCCACGGGGCTGGCAGCGAACATGGGTGCTTCTGCAGAAACAATCCGCCAAAGCATTTTAAATTCTGCTGAGTATCAAGCTAAAAATGCGGGTGCGGCGGCTCCTTCTGGCGGGGGGATTGCCAACATTTATCAACAAATGCTAGGTCGTGCTCCTGACCCGACGGGAATTGCTGCAAATGTGGGGCAGTCCGACGAAACGATTCGCCAAAGCATTGCTGCATCTCCAGAATACCAAGCGCAAAACCCCAACATTGGGGGAATAGAGGCCGTGTATCAAGAGTTACTGGGTCGTGCGCCTGACCCAACAGGTATTGCTGCAAATAGAAACGCATCGGAAGAAGAAATCAGGCAAAGTATTCTTGCATCTCCTGAATACCAAGCTCAACAGCCCGCGCCAGAGGAGTATCAATACACGCAGTCTTGGTACAACGACAATACTGGTTAGCACTGGTGGTGAGTAACATAACAAGGTTTTACAAATGCCCATAGACAAAAGCGTTAACCCTGCTCCGATCACCGTGGAAATTGAATCGTTAGGTCTCTCCGAGATGCCTGACGTTGAGATCATCCTAGAAGATGATGGCAGCGCTATTATTGAGCTTGGTGGGGACGAGGCCAATGATGTTGGTTTTTATGGCAACCTAGCCGAGGTTATTGATGAGGGCGAGTTATCCCACATCTCCATTGAACTTGGCGCAATGTTTGAGGCGGACAAGTCTGGTCGAGGTGACTGGGAGCAGATGTATTCCAAGGGCTTGGATTTACTAGGGTTAAAGCTCGAAGAGCGCACTAAGCCGTTTCGCGGTGCGGCGGGCGCGGTGCATCCCATGCTGACCGAGGCCATTGTGCAGTTTCAGTCTCAGGCCATGAAGGAATTGATGCCTGCGGGCGGCCCCGTGCGCACGCAGATCGTGGGCAAAGAGACGTTAGACAAGGCGCAACAAGCTTCGCGTGTGCAAGACTTTATGAATTACCAGCTCACGACGGTCATGAAGGAGTACACACCGGAGTTTGATCAGCTTTTGTTCTACACGGGCTACGGCGGCTCGGCATTTAAGAAAGTCTATTACGACGAGCAGCTTGAACGCATGGTAAGCAAACTCTGTTTGCCCGATGACGTGTATATCCCGTACTGGGGATCGAGTGTTATGAGCCAATGTTCTCGGATCACGCATCGTATTGCGATGGATTCTAATGAATTTCGCAAGCGCGTGGTGGCAGGGCAGTACTTAGATGTCAATGTGTCTTCGTATGGCGTGCCCTCTGATGCTAGTCAGATCCGTTATTCGGTGGACAAGCAGACGGGTGTGGTGGAGTCTGGCTCACCAGAAGAAATTTTCTTACTTGAATTCCAAGTGACCTTGGACATCCCTGGTTTTGAGGATGTAGATGAGGATGGCGAGCCCACGGAAATCAAATTGCCTTATGTGGTGACCTTGGACGAGTCTAGCGGACGCGTGATTAGCGTGCGGCGCAACTGGGAAGAGGGTGATCCTAAGTGCAACCGGCGCGAATACTTTGTACATTACGTTTTGGTTGAGGGGTTGGGGGCGTACGGCTTAGGTTTTGTTCACCTGATTGGTGGTTTAGCCAAGACTGCAACCGCGGCCTTGCGTCAATTACTGGATGCAGGCACGTTGGCGAATCTGCCGGCGGGGTTTAAGGCCAAAGGCGCGCGGATCGCGGATGATGATCAGCCGATTCAGCCCGGTGAGTGGCGTGATATTGACGCGGGCGGTGCAGAATTAACCTCTTCGTTATTGCCGCTACCTTATAAAGAGCCCTCGCAGACCCTGTATCAGTTGTTAGGGTTTACGGTTGAGGCGGGTAAACGCCTAGCGAGCACCGCGGACATGCAAGTGGGCGATGGCAACCAGAATGCAGCGGTGGGCACCACTATTGCGCTGCTTGAGCGGGGCTCCATGGTGATGTCGGCCATCCATAAGCGTATGCATTATGCGCAGAAGATGGAATTTGAGATGCTAGCCAAAGGTTTTGGCGAGTATTTGCCTGCCGAGTATCCGTATGACGTGCCAGGTGCCTCGCGGTCCATCAAAAAACAAGACTTTAGCAAGATGGTGGCGGTCTTGCCGGTGGCGGATCCCAATATCTTTTCTGCCGCGCAACGCATTACGCTTGCTCAGACGCAGTTGCAGTTAGCGCAGACCGCGCCCCAGATGCACAACATGTATGAGGCGTACTATCGCGTGTATGCTGCGCTAAATGTACGTGATATTGACGGCATCTTGCGCCCGCAGAACACACAAATGCCCAAGGACCCTGCCTCAGAGAATGCCGATGTATTGGATGGCATGGAGCTTAAGGCTTTTGCGGGGCAACAACATGATGCGCACATTATGTCGCATTTAATTATGGGGTTATCCCCTATTTTGGGCGCCATTCCAATTGCTGCGGCAACCCTGCAGAAACACATTTTTGAGCATGTACGCATTAAGGCCGAAGAAGATACCGAAGCCGAGTTGTTTATGAGTTACGGCAGCGACCCGGACCGCATGGTGTCGTCCATCCAAAAAGAAGGCATGATTGCCCTAAAGTGTGCGCAGTTTATGCAAGACGTACGAGACATGCAAAACAAACTTTCTGGCGGCGGCGGTCAACCCGACCCTGTTATTGCGCTTAAAGAGAAAGAACTTGAGCAAAATGCGGCCAAGGACCAGGCTGATCTTAAAATTGACCAAGAGCAGATTGCCATTGATCGTGAAAAGATTGCACAGAATCAGCAATCTACGCAACTGCGCGTGCAGACACAGCAAAAAATTGCTGATCAGCGCGCAGAAGTTGGTCGCGAACGAGCGAAGATTCTTCAACAAGGGATGGAGCGACGCAATGCCTCTTAAAAAAGGACGAAGCAACAAAGTTGTGAGTGGAAACATCTCTGAGATTGTGAAGGGCTATGAAAAGTCAGGCACGATAGGTGCTAGCAAACCGCAGGCTCGGGGTAAGGCCGTAAAACAAGCGGTTGCGATTGCTTTGTCCACGGCGGGCAGGCCCAAAAAGATGAAAGATGGGGGCGTGGTTCGCACAGTTAAAAAACGAGACGGCAACCAGCCTGTTAAAATCTATTAAACGAATTTTAAGCCTTCAGACAGTGGCTTGTAGCTGTCTGCCTTACATGGAATAGACCATGCTTGAATTTGCAGAGGCAGTCCTGAAAGAAATCAGGAAACTGCAGCAGGACTCCGAGGCGATTGTGCTCAATGGCACGATTGCGGACATGGAACGATATCGGTTCATGATGGGGCGTCTTGAGGGTTTAAAAATGATAGAGCAGTCCGTTCGAGATCTTGTTAAACGGGCGACTAAAGATGATTTTTAACCCTGAAGGAGTACCCAATGGAAGCTGACGCAACACTGACTGCACTAGAACGTAAGTGGCAACAAGAGGCCGCGGATCGCGGACCTCAACTCGATGATGCCTATGATGCAGAGGGAGATTTTGATCCCCATAAACTGCCTGATGAGGTGATGAATCGAATTCCTCAGCCCACAGGCTGGCGAATTGCCATCTTGCCGTACCGTGGTGCAGAAAAATCCAAAGGCGGTATCGTCTTGGCTGAAGAAACCCAAAAACGCACACAACTGGCGACTACGTGTGGTTATGTGTTGAAGATGGGTGATTTAGCGTATAGCGATGAAAGCAAATTTCTCAATGGCCCTTGGTGCAAGCAAGGGGATTGGATTATCTTTGGGCGTTACGCAGGTTCCCGTATTTCGATAGATGGTGGCGAGATACGCATTTTGAACGACGACGAGATTATCGGGGTT